GCAACCGGATAACCCAACCGCGATTAAGCAGGAGAAAAAGACATGAACGACCTTGATGTAATGTACGACGACCAAGGCATTGTAGAAGCCGCCCTTTCAATCGCCCGCACGGTTCGCGACGAAGTACCGGCAGGACGCTGGACCCGCACAGCGGTGCTTCCCGGCATCGGCGCTACCATCAGCGCGATGGCAAGCCGCCTCAACCATACCGCAGCGGCGGCAGAACTTAAATCATTTGGCGATTACGTTGTTGAGACTTTCGACAACGACGATCTGGACGGCCTGATTCAGGATTATCTGGTCTGCGCTCAAACGCTGGTCGAAGACGACCGTTATTATAACTAAACCCACAGGAGATAAAAAATGGCTATTAACTTGCAGAATACCAACACCGTATCGGCCAGCAGCATCAAGCTGCTGGTCTACGGCCAAGCGGGCGCAGGTAAAACCTCGCTCATTCCGACCATGCCCAAGCCGGTGATATTGTCGGCGGAAGGCGGGCTGCTTTCTATCGCCGGGTCCGACATCCCGTTCATCGCAGTCAACAGCATGGACGAACTGCGCGAGGCATATACATGGCTGGCTGGTTCCGACGAGGCCAGAGCATACGACAGCGTGGCGCTGGATAGCATCAGCGAGATTGCTGAAGTTTGCCTCGGACATGAAAAGGCCAAAGCCAAAGACCCGCGACAGGCTTATGGCGAAATGCAGACCACGATGGCGGAGGCCATTCGGTCATTCCGCGATTTGCCAAAGCACGTCCTGATGACGGCCAAGCTGGAAAAGTCACAGGATGAGATGGGCCGGATGCTTTACAGCCCATCGATGCCGGGTAACAAGACCGGCCAATCGCTGCCGTACTTCTTTGATCTGATGCTGGCCCTGCGGGTCGAGAAAGATGCCGAAGGCGTATCGCAGCGCGGCCTGATGTGCGACAGCGACGGTTTATGGCAAGCCAAGGATCGCAGCGGCAAGCTGGATCAATGGGAAAACGCAGACCTTGGCGCAATCATTGCCAAACTTGGAGCAAAATAATGGACCTTGAAAATCTCAGCCAAAACTGGCTTGACGCGAAGCAAGCCGAAAAGGTCGCAACCGAACGTCGGCGCGAACTAGAAGACAAATTGCTTTCGTTAATCGGCGTTGCCGAAAATATGGAGGGTACTGAAAATGTTGAAACGGACGGAGGATATAAAATTAAAATCACTGGACGCATGACCCGCAAAGTCAACGGCGAACGCATCCAAGAAATTGCAGCGGAGGAGGGGCTAACAGATCATTTGCAGAGCCTGTTCCGCTGGAAGCCGGAGGTCAATATATCAGCGTGGAAAAGCGCAGACAAAGCGATCACCGGGCCGCTACTTGGCGGCATCACCACCCAGCCCGGAAGGGCTTCTTTCACCATTACAAAAGGATAATACAATGGCTTTTCTTGAAGAAACTTTTGACATTGCCGAAATGCCAATTACGGAGCAGCGCAGCTTCGACCCGGTGCCAGCAGGATGGTATACCGCAGCAATTGCGGGTGCCGAATTAAAAACCACCAAGGCCGGGACCGGCAACTACATTGCGGTGCGGTTTGATATCACCGGGCCGGAGCATCAGGGACGCGTGGTGTTTACAAACCTAAACACCCGCAACCCAAACCCGAAAGCAGAGGAAATCGGGCGAGCGCAGCTTGGTGACATCATGCGGGCAACTGGCGTTGCAAAGCTGGAAGACACCGACCAGCTACTCGGCGGCAATTTGTCAATCAAGGTCACGGTCAAAAACGACCCGACCTATGGCCCCGGCAACGAGGTCAAGGGCTTTAAGGCCGTTGATGGATCGGCACCGCCAATAGCTGCCGCACCCGCTGCGGCTGCACCGGCAGCACCATCCGCAGCCCCGCCTTGGGCAGCTAAATAGCAAGGAAGGCCGGGGGCTAATAACCCTCGGCCACTTTCCAACTCAATTAAATGGGAGGTTTAAGTGGGCAAACGATCAAACTTTGAGCGTGTTGAGCGTGACTTTTACCCGACGCCCTATGAGGCAGTGGTTCCGCTGCTACCGCATCTGCCGGAGATCGCGCGGTTTCACGAACCGTGCGTTGGCGATGGCGACCTTGTAAGGCACCTTGAGCGAAACGGTCATGTATGCTCCCAATCGGGCGATATTTCGACTGGGCAGGATGCGCTGCACATCCATCGAACAGACGCAGACGTGTTTATTACTAACCCACCTTGGGACCGCAAAATCCTGCACCCGCTGATTGACTCGCTGCCTCGACTTGCGCCGACTTGGCTTCTGTTCGACGCCGATTGGATGCACACGCGGCAATCTGCGCCGCTTATGAACAACTGCCGCAAGATCGTTTCAGTCGGGCGGGTCAAATGGATTCCCGGCAGCAAAATGACCGGCAAGGACAACTGCGCTTGGTATCTGTTTGAGCAGACAAACGATTGGCGCACACCACCTACAGAGTTTTACGGGAGAATTTAATGACAGCAATACCACCACCCATTCACAGCATCGCCAATCTGATTGACGAACACCACGCCAGCCAGCCGGACGAACCGCGTCTGCACCTCGGCGGCTCTATGCTGGGCCATCCGTGCGAACGCTGGCTCTGGCTGTCGTTTCGCTGGGCAGTGCGCGAGAAATTCCCCGGTCGCATTCGCCGCTTGTTTCGGCGCGGTAACAATGAGGAGGACATTATCACGGACGATCTCAAAGCCATCGGCATTGATATCAACAGTACAGGCGATCAGCAGCGTTTTATTAAATTTGGATCGCACGTTGGCGGATCGGTGGACGGCATCATTGAGTCCGGCGTTCCCGGTGCTGAGAAAACCCGCCATATTGCGGAGTACAAAACCCACGCCAAAAAGTCTTTTGAAGATTTGGAAAAGAAGGGTGTGCAAGCATCCAAGCCAATGCACTGGGCGCAGATGCAGGTCTATATGCTTGGCACTAAAATCGAACGTGCGCTGTACGTTGCCGTATGCAAAAACGATGACCGCCTTTATACCGAGCGCGTGAAGTATGATGCAGAAGCTGCCAAGAACTTACTAGATCGCGGACGACGCATTGCCACGACCGAACGCATCCCTGCTCCGATATCAACAGATGCAAGCTGGTATCAGTGCAAGTTCTGCCCGGCGCATAGCTTCTGCCATAAGGAGCAACTAACCCAGCACGTTAATTGCCGGACCTGCGCCCAATCTACGCCGGAGGATGATGGCACATGGTCGTGCGCTAGATGGGAAAGCAAAAACATTCCCGGCGATTTTCAGAAAACTGGCTGCGACAGCCATGTGCTGCACCCCGATCTGGTGCCGTGGCCTGTAAAGGATAGCAACACGCCACACGAAGCCGTGTATGAAATTAACGGCAAAGACATCCGCAACGGTGAAGGTGACGCTTACGTTTACAGCAGCAAAGAATTGATCGCTGGTGGCAAGGCTTGCGCTGATGATGGTGTGCAACAGGTGCGAGAAGCGTTCCCCAGCGCGGAAGTTGTGGGGGTGCGGGATGCTTCGTGATTACCAGCGCCGCACCATAGACCAGCTTTACAAGTGGTTCGCAGATGGTCGTAAAGGCCATCCGTGCATTGAACTTCCGACCGGATCAGGCAAAAGCCATATCGTTGCTGCGCTCTGCAAAGAGGCAATCCAGACATGGCCGGAAACCCGCATCCTGATGCTGACGCACGTCAAGGAACTGATCGAACAGAACGCCGAGAAAATGCGCGACCACTGGCCCAACGCACCGCTGGGCATCTATTCAGCGGGTATGCGACGGCGGGATATTGGCGAACCGATTACGTTTGCCGGTATTCAGTCGGTGCGGAATAAAGCCGACCAGATCGGCCACGTTGATCTGGTGCTGATTGATGAATGTCATCTAGTCAGCCACAAGCAGGAAGGCGGCTACCGCAAGCTGATTGACGACCTTACATCAATTAACCCGGCGCTGCGGGTGATCGGCCTAACAGCCACGCCCTACAGGCTAGGTCACGGGTATATCACCGACGAGCCAGCGTTGTTTTCGGATATCATTGCGCCGGTCAGCATTGAAGAACTGATATTTAAAAAACACCTTGCACCGCTGCGGTCCAAGCTAACAAATCACAAGCTATCGGTTGATGGCGTACACAAACGCGGCGGCGAATATATTGAAAGCGAACTGCAAGCCGCCGTGGATACAGACGATCACAATGCGGCAACGGTGGATGAGGTTATCAGCTTGGCCGGTGATCGCAAATCATGGCTGTTCTTTTGTGCCGGTGTAAAACACGCCTATAACGTGGCGGATATTTTGAATGCTCGCGGCATTGTTGCTGCAACGATTACAGGTGAAACGCCAAAGGCAGAACGCGAGCGGATCATTGCCGATTTCAAGTCGGGCAATATTCAGGCGCTGACAAACGCAAACGTTTTGACGACCGGGTTCGATCATCCTGACCTTGACCTGATTGCCATGCTGCGGCCAACGCTATCCACCGGCTTGTATGTGCAGATGGCTGGGCGCGGAATGCGACCCAAGAGCCACACCGATCACTGTCTTGTGCTGGACTTTGCCGGTGTTGTACAGACGCACGGCCCTATCACAGCGGTTAATCCTAAAAAGCCTTCAGGCAAAGGCGAAGGCGAAGCGCCGGTCAAAGCCTGTGAAAATTGTTTTGAACTTAATCACATATCCGCAAAGGAATGTGTTGCTTGCGGCGAACCATTCCCAGCGCCGAAACCAACTAAGCAAAAATTGCACGACGACGACATCATGGGTTTGGACACGACTGAGATGAACGTGACCGAATGGCAGTGGCGTCGGCATATAAGCCGCGCCAGTGGCAAGGAGATGCTGATGGTGACGTATTATGGCGCACTGTCAGACAAGCCGGTGAACGAGTACCTGACGGTGATGCACGACGGGTATGCCGGACAGAAGGCGCGGGTGTCGTTGGTCAAGATTGCCAGCAACGCGGGAGTACACGGCGTAACGCTTGATAACCAACTGGACGATGTAGCATTTGATCTGAACAAAGCCACGCCGCCCGCATTGATTAAATTTCGGCAGGATGGCAAATTTTATCGCGTGACAGATCGGAGATGGGGATGAAAACCGAACACGAAGAACAGCGCGAGTTTGTAAAATGGGTTCGTCAGACATACCCCGGCGTCCGCATATTCGCCATCCCTAACGGCGGGCAGCGGAGCCGCACCACAGGCGCGAAGCTGAAAGCGGAGGGCGTGTCGGCTGGGGTGCCTGATTTGTATATCCCTGCGTGGCATTGCTGGGTTGAGATGAAGCGGGAAAAGGGCGGCAAGATTTCGGCGGTGCAAAAAAATTGGCTGACATATTTGCAGAGCATTGGCGATAAGGTGATTGTCGGGCATGGCTGCAAAGACGCTCAAAATAAAATTAAACTTTTGTGTAAATAGGTGTTTACACCATTATTAGACTAATGTATAAAATAGGGTAAGGGGCAACCGGATAGGCCGACCGCCCCGAACAAGGAGACGACCACATGAACATCTTAGACCGCATCGAAGATCGCTTCACCGAGACTAAGGCGGCTTGCAAGCTGTATGCTGACGTGGACAAGGCCACGAAAGCCGCCGACCGCGAAGTTGACAATCTCAACAAGGCGCACGGCACCGACATTGACTGCGAATACTTTCTGGTTTTCGTTCCTAGTCAGGAGAAGCTGACTGTCGTTTTCAACTTCAGCAAATGGCTCAACCACTACGGCACCGGCACCTATCTTGGCTGGTTCGCCCAGCGCAAATTCTTCAGCATCTAACCACACCGCCGGGGCTTCGGCCCCGGCATAAAACTTGGGAGAGAGACGATGGCTAACTTCAAAAAAGTAAACGCGGAGATCAAGGCGTACACCGGCATGGATATCCAAGCCCGGCGCGGCGACGGTTACGTCTATTTCGACGGCGAAGACGGGTTCGACAAAGTGCCCTCAGTTTATGCCAACCCGGTCACCACACCAACCGATGAAATGACGCAGTTCTGTCTTGAGGCCATTAACGAAGTCTATTTTGATCTTTTCGGCGCGCTTGCCGAATAATACACCGCCGGGGGTTTCGGCTCCCGGCAACTTACACAGGAGAACAACATGACACGCAAACTACTTGAAAATATCTGCAACCTGTTCATATGGTGCAGCATCTTCGGCCTGACCATCTTTTCGCTGGTGGCATTTGGCTGATGTTTAAATTAAAGCAGCAGGTCAGCGTAATCTTGAACGACGGCTCACAAATTACAGGGCAAATTGTTGGCCGCACAATTCAAGCAGAACCTCGTTATGACGTAAAATTGCCAAACGGCTCCATCATTCAAAACGTTGCTTTGCATCTTGGCGACAACTCAAACTATCTAATCAATGCAATTGCGCCATGACAACAGAAGCAAGATTTACACCGGCACAAGTGAAGCTGATGTGCGATTTAATGGATGACCATGGCATGACAGCGCGTGAAGTTGGCGAGAAATTCGGGCTGACAAGAAACGCGGTTATCGCGCTGCGATATCGCGCAGGTCGCGCAAAGCCGAAATCGCATGACCCGCTGATGGCAGGTAAAAATCAGACGCCATCCAAGCCGTGTTTACGCTGCGGATCGAATGCGCCGCGTGATCCGGCGTATCGCATTTGTGATGACTGTAAAAATTCAGATGTCTTTGGAGGAATGTATGCAGCTTATTGATTTTATTTCTGTCCCAGATAAGGAACTTAAAAATGAAACAAGGTGATATTGTTTACGGCGAAAACAATCGGCAATGGAAATTAGTGCTGGATAACGGTGAGGGACTTTGGCTTGCTCATGTCTGGATGCCAGAGTCTGCTCATATTCAAGGCATCAGCCCGCCGCTGCATATTGTAAACGAAAAATACATGACATTGACCGAACAGGATTTATCGGTAGAATGATGTTGTTAGTCTCTCCTGTTAAACTTAGCCCGGCACAAATGCCGGGCTATTTTTTTGACCGCTTCCACGTCAGAAATTCAGCGCCCTCTTCCAGATCAGCAAACGCCGTGATCCGCTTGATTGCGTTGCTCTCGCCGGGGTCAATGACAAACAAGATCGTTGACCCATGTTCGTCGCGGTGGAAATTGTGCCGGGTCGCGTACTCGTCAATCCATTTGTAACCGCGAGCGCGAGCTTGCCAAACAACGCGACCGTCATCCAGTTCTTCGTGCGTCAGCCCCCATGTGTGATGATGGCCGGCCACATAAATATCTGCATCCTCATCGAATAGCGCCGCACGTTTTTGTCCGTGCAGTCTGTTATAGATCGACGTGCCTTTATGATTATGAGCGGCGTCGATTTTGACCTCACCGCCGCCGGGGAAGCGCAATTTAAATTTTGCTCTCCAATCGATCATGGGTATCTGTGCCACGTTCTCCGATTTCAGGAACGTGGAGAACTCACCGTGCATAGTATCGTGGTTGCCGTGCAGCCAGACTACCCACGGCACACCAGCATCGCGCAGGAACCACCGCGCCAGTTTGCGCTCCGTTGGCTTGCTGATGTCATCATCGGCGTACAGATAGATCATCCGGCCCCAGTTGTCGGCAGTGTCTCCGATGTTGACCGCCATCATGCCTTCAGTATTTGCCATGATTTCAATATCCCGCCGCAACAGCGGGATGTTGCAATGCGTACCAAGATGCGGATCACCTGCAACGGCCAGACCGACCGGCCCATCAATGCGGACGTTGACGTCAAACCAAGTCTTCGCATCTTCGTTTTCTAGTTTCTTCTCAAACCGACGAGATAGATGGTCAAGGATCGCACTTACATCGATATCTTCGTCGGGGAAAACAGGCAGATCAAAAACCGGCTTGTCCTGCGGTTCACCCGCTGGTTTGTATTGCTCCCAATCGATCTTGCGATACATACGTTCAGCGGCTTGTCGTTTGGACGACCCGCTGCTGCGTGGAATATTCAGTTCATTGGTTGTTTCGGCCAGTGCGCCATTTAATCCCTGCACAGTTGTCCCCATTGGCGGATAACCCTCGCGCAATTTCTGCTCAACCAATTCGACAAACTTTTTGGCGTCGGCTTTAGATATTCCGGGATTAGCCATCTATACTCTCCAATCGCCTAGCGTGGCGTTCTGTGCGGTTTGTGGTCTGTCGGTACAAGTTACTATCGCGAAGCTGTGCAGCCGCCTCACGCCAGTTCCTAGCCTCTACAGCAGCATGGTGTAACTTGAACTTTTGATATCTTGGCAACCCTAGCTGGAAGCACAAAGACGCGATAACAATCCGCGCTGGGTCCGGCAGGTCATCAAACTCAGGGTGTATCCACCTAGCATCCTTCAGCGCGATGCCGACATCCTGATTATAAAGCTGCGTCACCCGCGCCTCGCTTATCTCCGTACCAACCGGCCATCCGTATTCACGGTCTGTTTCGATCAGCAGATGACCGATACCGCAGGTCGGATTGTCCATGTGATCTTCGTAAATTTCGTGGACGATACCCTCATCCTGCTCCAAAACGAGGCGCAAACTTTCTTCAAAAGTCACCGCCCTTGGCCTCTATACTTTTTGTACGAGCGCCGTTTTTGTTTGTTAGACGGCTTGCTGTTCGGCCCGTCACCAATACTGGTCCGGTGTTTTATTCGCACGGGCTTCCAAACTGCCCCCGTTACCTTACTAGCCATTACTTGCTAACCTGTTTGAGTTTTTCGACGGTCCTTAATCCCCCGAGACCCAAAAGTCCCATCAACACCGGCATCATCTCGCTCATATCCAATGTCGGCAATTCGACAAGATGTCCTGTCTGCGCGAGAACGAAAGAGGCAAGCGGGAATATAAGAAAATTAAGCGCCATCGCAGCGCCACACGTCCAGCCGATCATTGGACGCCAGCCCGATACAAACACAGAACGATGAGCAGCTTCAGTCTTGTTTATGTCTAGCTGTGCAAGGTCAATCTTTGCGAGGTGGGTGGTAAGCTGCGCTTCAATCTCACGTTCAGCCGCCGCACGTTTTTCTTTGTCTTCAGGAAGGAACCTTCCGGCTACCTCCATGACGGATGGTAGTACAGCCGATAACAACCCGATCATTTTGCAACCCTTTCGTTTGGCACAACTGGATGTACTCCGTTGTGCATTTTTCGGAGTGCGGCAGTCTCAACTTTCAGATACGAGATATCCGATTGCATCACAGCAGCGGCCATATGATCGCGTCTCAAAAGTTCCGGCGATGACATCTGAGCGAGGATATTCAAGCGTTGCTCCTGTTTTTCCGCGCTCGTATCCAGCGCATCAATGCGCCGATCCAAGCCGCGTAATCTTTTTTCTGTGTCCTGTAATTGCTCGATGACTGTCGCCAATTTTTGGCGGACGATGGCCGCAGCCGAAACTACGGATACCAACATCCCCGCCAGAGTCAGGATCATCCGAGCGTCTAGCTCCATTTTATTTTCGGAACGCTGCGAACAGCAAACCCGCCATCACCACGCCTAAAATTATAATCTCTCCGTAAGACATCATCACTGCTTGCGCCATTTTCTCATCCACTTCTGAAAAGTTTCAGTCTCGTAAATGCGTATCGTAGTCCACACCAGAGAGGCCAATGCAGCGACCGCTGGTAGCCAATCAATTAATGTTCCGGCAACCACTACTATGCTGCTCGCATCAACAATTACTTTGGCTTGGTCGTTCATCACCCAAGCTCCGGCCAGTCGTACAGGACGCCAGACTTCGTTGTGCTACCGTCTTCCTCCAATGTGCGGGTTACAAACAGCGCAGCAACCGCATCCGTGTTTGCTGCACCATCGATAGCCGCCTCCATCTCTGTGGCCTTGGCCCTGATTGCATCACGCCATGTCACAATGTTCGCGGGGATTGCGGTAGCCTTCTCAGCCTTACGCGTGACAGCCCAATCTGTCTGTGCCAGCAGCGATCCCTGTTGAGATTTGACCTCTGCGATCAGGTTCGATTTGACGCCCGGCGTGACGACCTGTTCGCCATCTTCCGTAATCGGATCACCGTTCTCGTCTACCTCGTTGATGTCGTCCAGCGCCTTGGCTGTTGAGGTAACTGTACCGTCGTCATTGTAGCCCCAGTTGTACAACCGGCTATCAGGATGCGGCTGCTGTACGATCTCGGTGATACCAATTGCTGTTTTCTGTTCTGCCGAATAGGTGTACCAGCTACCGGGATGTGTCGTGCCATCTGCATCAGTAAACTGCCGACCGGGGCGGATAGTTTTGCCATTGCATTTATAAATTGATGTCATTTATTTATCCTTATCTTGCTGTCGCTGGTGCAACGCCGTCACCGCCGTATGGGTTTCCGAATGCCATGTAGATGTATGTTGAACCAGATGTATTAATATTGGACTGTGTGCCACGAACTTTGACTCCGTTGCTTAAAAAATCAATATCAATCGTGGAATAACTTGCTTCAGCACCGTTGGAATCTGCATCTAGCACCGCATCTGCGGGGTTAATTGGATCACGCTTGATATCAAACGTGTCCCAATTACCTGTTCCGCCAGCGGCACGTTTGATTATTATCCAAGCAGGTTTCATGCCGCTTGTGTAAATCATGGGACCATCTGCCGATCCATTGCCCGTGTAACTGCCGATGCTGCTATAGCCGGGGATTTCCGCAAAACAGTAAGCAATATAAGTATTGCTGCTACCATTTGAGCCATTAGCAGTGCCGACTGAAAACACGGTGCTGGTAGGTGCCGTGCTATTCCAGACGGCTGCATCTGTTCCTGCTGCTGCGGTTTGATTTAGATAAATAACTTTAGCGGCATCCCCAATGCCTTCGTGGTATACGACCCATGACCGGCTGTCACTTCGTTCTTTAACGATTATCATTTTAGGCACTGCGCCCAAGCCATGCCCAACCGTAGCGTTTGATCCTGTGCCAGTGTAGGTGCTGATACTAAACCCAGCCGTTGTGTTTGCTGATGTAGCAGTAGTATTTATAGAGCCGTCTTCGTTGCTGCTACCAGAGCCGTTCGCTAACCACTGCCATGCAACAAAAGTGTCAGAACTACCGTTCATCCCTACTCTGGAACCAACCTGAAAACCATCCGATTCAAACGCTGTAAGTCCTGTGGTGATCGTTGCTTCCGCACCAGAATCGTTTGATTTAAGTTCTTTTTGAACGCCACGAACTGCATCATAAAGGGCGTGGTCATACCCAGCATTTCTTGCCTTAACCCAGACCCAATCAGGCTGGAATTTACTATTACCAGATTGGTCTACACTGCGGCTTGAACCCGTACCCGTATAAAGCGTAGTTTGAAAATACTTTGACCCATCACTAATCGATGGTGTGGCAAGGTTAGCGGTGGATATTACTTTTTCTGATCCTGTGGGACCGGTGTCTGAAAAAGCGGACTGACCAAAATTATAAGTACCCGCCGCTAATGTTGGATTGAATATTCCCGAGGTGTCGGCGTTATACGAAACTCCAACGCCATCTTTCTCGTAATACCACTGACCAGAGGACGGTCGTATCGTAACTTTAGAATTGCCGGACGTAACCAAATTTCCGTCTGACAAAGTTCCTGTCGTTGCCGGATCAAGTGGGTTCAACACGCAGAAATTATTAGTCGGGCTATCAGACATTTGATCTGCCGCTGCCAAGCCACTGCTGGCAAAATCATTCCCATTTCCTGACTCGTCGTCTCCAAGATCAGAGCTATCTCTGCCGTCTATAAAGAAGCCGTTGGTTCCATAGCTGCCATCGTATGCCTTGGGTATCCAAACGCCGTCGTCGTTGGTTTCTCCGAAGCTGCCCGGCCCCAAACTTGTCCCATCTACATGGTGGATTTCGGCGAGGTAGCCGTCAAAATATTGGCCCGCTCCGACAAGTTTACCAATCCGGTGTTCGCCAGTGTTGTTGAAAGCAGTGTCTAGGTTCAACGTCGGGTTTGTGTCCGTTCCAAACGAAGTGACCTCTGACCCATTAATATACAAACGAAGCCTGTCACCAGCAGTTGCATTGGTTGTATCAACTCGCAGACATACATGCATCCAAGCACCGGTATCTCGGAAAAGCTGACTTGTCACGATGCGATAGTTTGAGCCGCTGGTGTTAAAACCAAGTGTCTCCGCACTTAAAAACATGAGCCAGTCATCACCACCGGCTGAAAAGATAGGCTGGTTTGCGCCAGTAAGATTTGCTCTCTTTACCCAACAGCTAAACGTAAATGTGCGACGATTACCTGCACTGCCGGGAGTGCGATTGAGCGAGGCGCTATCGTCGTCGTTGAAACGGATTGACTGATCAATCTGGTAGCCAGCACCGCCAGCCGCCTTGGATGTGCCTTGGATAATTGACATTACGCAAACACCGCACTGGTAACGACATAGGCGTTGGTGCCGTCGTCGTAGTAACTGAGCCAGTATGTGCCAGCGGTGCTGATCGTCGTCGCTAAATTAGCATCGCCCTTCGTGTTTGCGTGGAGGCTGATCGCATGACCGCCGCTGTTGATCAGCAGGATGTTGCCTGACTGTCCAGCAGTGTGGTTGGTGAACGTTAAAGCCGCGCCGCCGGACGGCGTTGCCTTCCAATTATTTGTTACATTGAGGTCAAAGCTAAGATCATTGTCAGTGGTGATCGTGCCTCTGTTGGCGGCTGTGAACGTCTGGTCAGCAGCTAGGGCCGCGATGCCCGCCGATGCCAGAGACGTTGCCCCTATGCCGCCGTTTGCCAATGGCAGAGTACCTGTAACACCAGCAGTCAAGCTGACCTGTCCCCATGACGGATCAGTTCCGTCCGTCAAAAGGACTGTATTTGCAGAGCCAATAGGAAGCCGTTCATTAGCAGACGCGCCTCGCTTGAGCAGATCGCCGCGTGTGGTCAGTCCGATTGATGCCGCGCTGGCCGCTGCTTCGGTCGCACTGTCCGCAGAAGCCGTTGCACTGTTCGCTGAATCAGTTGCACTGCTTGCCGCAGCCGCCGCGCTACTAGCCGATGCCGTTGCGCTGCTTGCTGCGTTGGTGGCGTAAGTCTGGGCGTTGCTAATTTCGGTAGTCGTCGGGCCAACTTCAAAAGCTGTCGCGCCTGAATTAAAAGCAAGGACAGTGCTGCCAGTAATAGTGGTCGGCAACGTCGGGTCAAAACTGCCGGTGTAACCGTCAGGAAGCTGCGCTGTGCGACCTAGCGCCCGCTGCTGCTCCTGATCTACAGCCGTAAGCCGGTCAAGGGCTTCTTCGTGGCTTTCTGCCGGGAATGGATCGTTTTCGACGTAATCCGTTTCCTGCGTCTGCGTTGTTGCGCGATTGATAACCCACTTAACCGTGCTGGCTGGGGCAACTGCCGCAGTTACCGTGCCGGTTGCACCGTTACCGCCGGAAACCGTGAAGTCAGAACCGTTTGATTTGACGGTTTCAGCGCCGGTTGCAATGACAACTTCAACAACCTGAATTTCGGCACTAGTGCCGGTTCCGAAGAACACATAATTGACCGCAAACGCGGTCGTGCTGCCGTTTCCGGTGTAGGAAACCGTATTAGTGGTGCTGGAAATCGTCATTGTGCGGTTCCTTCGTTCACTGGCTCAGTATAGCCCGTATATGATCTGATGGCTTTATAATATTGACGCAGTTCTTCTTGTATCTCAGGCTCTGCCTGACCAATCGCCACCAACCTAGCAACGTGGGCGGATACGTCTTTGCTTATTTGACTGGCCGGTGTTGATAGCCATTTGATAAAAGTAGGGTTGGTCATAACTTTGGCTGCGCCAGCGGGAGCAAGAACAGTCCCGCCTATTGCCATAGTAGCGCCTAACACATCCCCAGCAACCATTCCTGTTCCGGCAGAACTTAATGCTTGCCAGAATATCATTTGGTTTATTGCACCGGGACTGTTAGAAAAGGCCGTGTAGCGTTTTACCTCTTTAAGCGCCCCCACAACATCCACCAGTTTCATCAAATCTTCAGAAACACCAGCAAACTGAGTGCCGCCAAAAAGCGCCTCGAATGCTTCAGGGCCATTTTTCTTAATTTCTGATAGTCGTGTCATAAATGTTGGGACACTAAACTCCGCAGCTTCTCCCACTTGCGCCCCGGCCCTTTCGCGACCAAGATTATAAAGGGCGGAACCAGCAACATCTCCCCATTCTTCTGGCGTAAAGTTTTCGCGTAACCGCTGAAGTGCTTTAACGCCCTCTTTCCCCATGCCCTTTGCGGAAGTTAAGAGATAATCAAATGCTTGATTGTCAGCATCATAACTTCTGATTTTGTCAAAAGTTTTTTGCGCTGTATCCGCAAAAATAGCGCGTTCTGTGTCAATAGCCTTCAGCTTTGCACCTAATTTGGGATTAACACTATTTGCGGCAATGGCAAGATCATCAGTAATTCCCTTATAAATATCATCCACCATGCGATCATAATCGCCTTGGGTGCCTGATATCTTTTTGCTTCTAATCAGCCGAAGTTGTGTTCTTAAATCTCTCAACTGCTGGAATGTCATATTGCCTGTTTCAGCAAATTTGCTTAACGCATCATATTTTTTAACTAACGCCAACAACTGACCTGTAGGCTGTGCGTCTGCTGGAAGTTCTGCAAGTTGACGAAGAACTGGTTGCAATGCCGCATTTACAGAAGTCATTTCGGTGACAACTGTATCTGCGCCAATTTCGTCAAACACCTCATCATATTTTTTTGAAAAACCATCTCTAATGCGCTTTTCTGCGGCATCAACAGATTTTTTCAAAGCCGCACCGGCTTCATTGACAGTTCTAATTTGCCCCATTCTGGAAGAAATGTTTTGCAACGCGCTGTCTAACTGAACGACAACCCGTTCAGCTTGTTTTTGCAGAATCGGACCAGCAGTAGCCATTTGCTCAAATCCAGCGCCCATGCGCCCAAGCATACCCTTGCGACCAATTGCAGCGCTAACTGGCTCAATTCCAAGAGATTCAAACTTTTCAATTAAACGAGAGGCCGCGTTACGGACTGTGGGCGAAACTCCTGTCAAAGCACGTTTACCGGCTTCGGCAATCACCGGCCCAGCCGCTTGTCCTGTAGACGCCAAACCAACGCGAACGCCGGTTTCTGTAAATTCTTCAATTAAAGGTTTCGGCGCTCTTTCACGACCGGCAAAAACGCCCATTGACACATCAAAAAGACGTGCGCCAACTTCAGTTCCTATGCCAGCGCCAATAACAGCGCCTGTCGGTGCGGTTACTACTGCCCCCGGCCCAGTGAACACGCCCGAAACAAACCCAGCGGCGGCACCTAGACTACCGGTAACAATTTCAACACCTGTTTTTGTGTATTCTGATACATCTCTAAAATCTAAACCGGGCGCGTTGTACAGTGTAAATTTGCCAGAATCTGGATCAATAAAGATAAAATTATCTTCGCCGTATGGCACTGCATCAGGATAATAATTTCGAAGTGTTTTCAACCGTTCGTCATCAGAAAGTTCGCCCGATGGACCGACAACCATACTAACCGAAATTGGCGCACCGCTTTCGCTGTCAATGTTTTCCCGTTCCCAAGACTTGTCCGTCTGTGCCTTTTTGGCGGCGTATGCTGGGGTGCTTTCGTATTTAGCAATAATTTGATCAAGTTCTTCTTGAGTCACATCAGCCGGAAGTTTGAACCTTTGCCCTTCGTATTCAAATATTTTCACTTGTGGCACTGCGGTTGGTGCAACAGGCTCTGGCTCTACAGGCGCGGGTTCTACGGCAGCAGGTTCTTCTGCAACAGCAGGTTCAATAGATGCTGGCTCAACTGGCATCTCGGCAGACGCCATTTGCACCGGCTCTGCTTCTGCGGCTGGCAATGCCTCGGCTTGCTGCTGCGGAATTATAGCAGAAAGCGCACCAGCAACCTGATCCACATCAATCTGACCACCAAGAAGGTCTAAGGTTTGCGGCTCTGCCATGTTATTGAGTGTCCATATTCAATGTGCCGTCAGGATTTCGCGTTATAACCACAACACCCGGATCTGCTTCTTTGGCAGCATCAGCATCAGCGGTGCCGGGGCCGCCCACTTCGTCAACCTGTTCCTTTTTCAACGGAACTGTTCGAACTTTGTTAAACAACAAATCGTAAGTTGCTTGCGGATACCCCATTTGCATCATTGAGTATCCTGTGTCTTCAAGATAACCATCAACTGTGGTTTTCGAGACTTCGTTCGCTCCAGAAGTAAACGCCCTTGCAGCTAGTATAGCTTGCTCAACAAGAGATTCAGAAACTGCTTCGCCTTTGGTCAAACTGTTTATAGCTGTTTGGAAACGAGTTGCCGCGCTAGATGCAGATTCCGCTAGTCTTATGTCGGAATCTCTAACAACAGCACCGTCGTCAATCATCTTTAAATAACCTTGCAGAATACCAAGCCCAGCAAGAGGGTTTGTTTTGTATTGAGCATAAAGATTTTCAAGCATTGATGACTGCCTTTGAATCTCTGTAGATGCTTCCATGTACGGTTTAATTCGACCATAAACACCCTTCGGGCTAAGTTTTCCACCCGGCAGGAAGTCTTTATTGTAATCAACAGGCGGTCTTTCTGGCAATTTAACGCCACCAAAAGAGGCTTTTATATTTATAGGAAGTTTATTAAATTCATCCTGAGTCATCATGCCAGTTTCTACTAATGACTTACCTGTTGCTGTAATCTTCTCTCCTAATGTTGCATCAGGAGCAACTGTTGTACCAGCAATAAAGTTGGCTGCTTTTCTTGGGTCTACGGGATACCCAGCAGCGCGAATCGCATCAAGTTGTGCAACTTTTCCCGCCATTTCAACGCGAGATTTGTTTTCAGCCTGTGCAAAATTAGCTATCTGCCTATTGAACTGATCCTTTTTTGACGGGTCAAGGTATCTCATCAAAATTGGATTATCCATCAGCATAGAGTTTGCTTCTTTCCAAGCACCTCTATTAAGCAGCCCGGTGACACTTTGCTCCATAGCGCCCGAAAGTGCAGCATCACGAAGAGATCGCTGTGAATCCGGGTCTAACGCTGGTGCGTATTTAGAAACAATGGCTTCTATCTGTTCGACTGAACCACGCAATGCGCTTGGGTCTTTAGTAATTGCCGAAATTATGGGAGCCATTTCATTTTGCGCTGTTTCAGTTATATATTTCCGCTGCTCAGTGTTTTGATACCTGATCATCTGATTAGCGTATTGACCAGCGCGGCTTCTTAAACTTGCCTCAAGCTGCGCTTTTGCGTTTGCGCTTCCGCCAAAATTATTAACGGTTTGCATAATTCGCTGTTCAGTTTCAGCGTTAAAATTACCGATTGTGTTTTGTTTAGGGTCAAGAATATTTCCAGCTTCAAGTGCGCTGTTATAAGATTTTAAGGTTTCTTGTTCAAACTGATCGTTAGCCACGGCAGAGCTAATGATATCTTCACGCGCCTGTATCCGACCAGCAGCCGCTTCAAGCTGCCCTGCGACCTTTGTCAGCCCTTCGCCAACACCGGAAAGCGGGCTGGAAGCCAGAGACAGCGAGACTTGCTGTTGCCCGGTGCTGCCGGGAACAGATGCTCTGCTTGTGTATTTCGGAACCATTGCCATTTTTCAGACGCCTTTAATTAATTTATCAAAACGGGTTAGGACCGGCAGGATACGAAGAAGTAAGTTTTGGAGTAGCCCCACCGCCACTATACTTTGCGCCTAGTTGAGCAGTCGAAGCCGCACCCGTTAAAAGAGACCCCACAGCTTGCCCTGTCGCTTTTTGCTTTGCCGCAGCGCCTTCCATTCTTGCAACTGTCGCCCTTTGCTGTCCTGCCCTGTAGCCCATTTCACCGCCGTATCGGATTGCAAGGTTTTCAAGTTCAGCTTCTTCCGCGCTCATATCAACGACATCTTGCATATCAAGCAATTCGCCGCCTGTAGCGGCCATAGAAGCCCTCTGAGTGCCAGCAAACAACCGTGCCTGACGTTCCTGCGCCCTAGCGTCGAACTCGGCCTTCTGACGCGCCGCAATAGCGTCGTTCTGTGCAATCTGCGCGTTGTAATTCGCAAGATTCTGCGCTGATTTGCCCTGCTGTATTGCGCCGACTGTGCTAGTTACCGTTCCTGCGGCGGCAGTAGCAAGCGCAGCAATTTCTAATCCAGTACACATATCAAACCTTCGTCGTATTAAGTTCTGGCATAATTGCCAAAATAGTAAACGGAAGCGGCTGATCCTGCACTAAGAAAATATAACCGTCCTTGTCCCAGTTGCGCGGAAATTCCACCTCTTTGTCGCCGGTAAACAGCGCCGGTGCTTTGTCCATGTCGTCTGCGCTGGACCGGAAAGGGATAATATCCAAACGATCTGCGCTTGGGCCGTGCTTTAATCCAAGCGTATCAAAAAGCCGGTATGTAATTCGAGCAATCCGCTTCTTCTTACCCTGCGCCGTTCCATCTCTCGCTCCTGATTCAATACGCATAGTTTGCAGCGTAGATGTATACGGCAATCCAACATGGACAACCTCATAAGAGCCGTTTAGCGTTATTGCCCCGCTTGAAACCGTGCGGTCTGGATGGGCAGCGCCATTTGCTAACACCGAAACAGTTTGACCTTCAAGATGACTTAAACCAAATACGGACGTTACGCCGCCGCCGTTATAAGTAAGCATGGAATCAAGATATGTGGCGTCTGTCGTGTTTACTGTAACTTCAGGCATACCCGGCGTTAGAAACTCAATATACCGAACTGATTGGCCGTTGATTGTGCGCTGTACAACCGCCCACAGATCATCGCGGCTTCCGGTTGTGTTTGGAATAACTGCAACGCTTTCAACTTTGGCATTAGCGCCGCCAATAGCGTGTCTATGCCAACCAACAACATCTTGTGCGCGTTCATATGTCATGCCCACAAGAACACCGTCAGAACGTACTAGCCAGACAATGCTGTCTGGTTCTTGCTGATACGCCATATCAACAATGCCGCCTTCCGTAATGTGTTCCGAAAGAATGGCGAGGTCGGGCGCGGTATAGGCGTCACTTTCAAACTGGTAAACGTATTCGCGAACCTTACGGTTAGCACGTTGCAGAAACAGAACGGAGTTGCCTACTTGCGGAGGCGTTACTGCGGCGCTGCCAAACGTAGTCTGACGAACAACGCGGGTATTTGTGGGCGATAGCGGGCTGTTTTGATCGCCTTGCGAAACAATGAATTCGCCGCCAGCGGTGCCTACGGACAACACCTTACCGGCCCTCATCCAGCGGATTGTATTCACCTGATCGGTCGCAATAGTATAGACAAACCCGCTATCGTCCAAAACGTTCCCATCATTGTCTGTGGGAGCGTGGTTGTAATAATCAGCAGACACAGAAAAGAACATAGATTGCGGTCGGCTTGTTGTGGCCGCATAGACCAGACGCTGTTCAAAAAACGTTACAACAGACGGATAGCCGGTTGTTTCAGAAAACGCGCCTAGCCGCCACCCGGTTACGGCAGTGGTTGCGGATGCGTTTGGGCCAATAAAATCAGCCGTGACGTGCGTTGTATCTGCTCTAGCTGTAATTTCAAGATAAGTTTGCTTATTGCTTGCGTCTTCAAATCGAATCAACCGACCGATGTCAGTAGTAAGAAAACCAGCACCGTTGTTGATTCCGGTCACCGCTGAAGCGGTTACTGTTATCCCGGTGCCTGAAGTAGCCGAAAGGCCCAACGTCGTCTCTGTGGCGTTCACAGGCTCATATGGGCCATCTAAAAACTGGATGATATCCAAACTCCAGTTTGTATCGGCCAACCTAGACAATGTTCGTGGTTCATGGTTCTTGTGCGCTATATACAGAACGTCAGCAGACTGAGTGATAACTAATTCAAACAATTCAGCTTCAAGATATGGAGTTGATACTTCGTATGCGCTGCCTTTAGAAAAAGGCGTGCCAAACACTTCAGAAAACGGACCAGACGAAATTTGACCATAATTTCTATAAAACCGAACGTATTGATCGCCAAACTCAATTATGTATGCCTGAGTGGCGCTGAACTCAAATGGCAGTATTCGAGTTTTTTTGCTGCTATCTTTCACTTCGGCGGAAAAATAAAAACCGCCCCGGCGAGATGCTGGACCGTGCTTTTGCACAATCATATTCTCAAGCGTTTGACAGCCGTTGGGATATTTCTGAAGGTCAACGCGGCCTTCAAGGCGCGGCGAAAGTTCGCCCGCCGTAAAATTAGTGAATATTGGCGCTGAACGCGGCATTTAATATGTGCCGTTTACGCTCACGGTTTGCCCGCCAGCGTAATTAAGACGACTATCTAACCAAGTGTCAGCAATAATTTCTCTATATCCGCTTTCTTGTGCGTCCATCGACCGAGCATCAGCAAGTTTTCGCTGATACATCTCCATCATGTTTGAATAAAGCGTATTGCTTTCAGCCAACGTAACGCACAACTCAGCAGCAATTCGAGCAGACAAAGCCTCAATAAACATTGAATCAAAAAGGTTTACATCTTCAACGCGGGCCAAATATAAAATTTTGGCAGTGCCTTCGTTGGTCAGCAGTTTGCCGCCTTCGATCTGGTAAAACATATCCATATTTTCCATCTGCAACACCCGAAGGCAGTCAGAAGGAAGATTGTATTGGTAAGCAAATTCAAAAGCTGGCGCTGTGCTGTTTTGCGCTAGTTCAACGCGATTAACTGCAAAATTCCAAACATGGTCGCGAAGACAAGAGTCACGGACCTGTTCATAAATAAGATTAGCGGCACGAGCCGCTTCACTGTCTTCGGTCAATGTTAGAATGGCGTTTGCACCAATCTTGACCAAGGCATTGTTTACAATCTGAACGACAGAAGTTGCCATGCTATCACCTAAGTAAAGTGTGGGGAGGCCGAAGCCTCCCCAACCTTATTACGTTGCGGAGAAGTACATATCCACAACGAGCGTACCAGAGCTAGGCAACGCTGCACTAGCAATCGTGATGAAGATTTCTTCTTCAGCACTTAGGGTCGCAACACCAGCATTGACACCGAACAACGTCGGGACATTTGCAGCGGTATGAGTTGCCGCAGCCCGATATTTTCCGGTCGTGCCAGTAACGCCGATAGCAATCGTGGCACTACTGCCAAGCGTGGCGCTTGAGTTTAGAACACCATAAAGGAAAGATTCACCTTCGGTTGCTTTCGCAATAACAATGGTGTCCGAAGTTGCTTGAGAAGCGAGCGTAATGGTGGCCCGCTTAACGCGAACATTACCATCTACAACTCCGCCAGACGGGAGGCTAACTGGAACTGCCGCGAGTCCAGCCATTTCTGCACTATATTTTACAGCCATTTTTCAATCCCTCCTATTCGACACAAAGAATTTCAAGAACGCGGGCTTCTTCCATGCGAGTGCCGCCGATGCTCATTGAGCAAAAGACCTGCGTTGCATAATTTTTGTCCGCACGTTCAGAAATTTTCGTTGTCATGTCAGCACCGACACCAAGAAGCAAACCTTCATTCTGGAATGCAAAACAGCGACGATGGCTAGAACCATCAACGGGAACCAGCTTGGTGCCGTCAATACGCTTACCGTTCACGGATACAAATTCGAATCCAAGAAACGAATCGATCTCACCGCGAGCAAGTGCCTTGACAGTATTGAAATCTGAACTTTTGATTTCAGTCGTGTTCAAGAGATCGCTGATCTGGTCAGACGTACAAACAATGACGCGACCATTTTCAGGAACATCGTCACCGTCCATCGTCTCTTTTGCCGACAGCAGCTTGGCGAGCGTAAGACCCGTGCCGCCGTTAGCAATAGCCGTCTGACCTGCAACGGTGGTTCCGCCAGAAACGCCGGTAAAGGCATTTCCAAGGGCCGCATCAATCAGAACTTCGTCCATCGCACGACCCATGCTCATGGCCGCTGCGCGGGCATAATCAGAGGTCGGATCAATCAACATTCTCACTTTGTCCTCGTTGTCAATGAGGTCAGCCCAATCAAAATCTTCAAGGCTAACGCGACGACGTGCGTGAGGGGTATCAACTCTGGGGGTGTCACTGTGGCGACTTGTCCGACGCTGTGCGGACGTGGCACCAATCTGCTCGAAAAAGGCATTTTTGCCGGTAACGGCTTCTTCGCGAACTGAACCGCGCAACTTAGACCCGTCCTGCTGGACAAGGTGCTGGACGTTGGCGCTGTACTGTTCGACGAAAGCCGTTGTCACTTGGATAGACATACGGATTTCTCCTAAAGGGTTAAAACAGTAGTTTGAGGGTTATCGTCTAGGACGGCCCAAGCTGCCTTCGTGCTTGTGCGGGTTCCGCAAGGAATTGTCCACCTATAGAAAGGCGACTTGATTGTATCTTATTTTTGTGAATATGCAAATAGCAAAAAAACAGCGGCAGATTGCCACCGTTTTTATGCTTTAGATTTAGTGCCTGAACATTTCCATCTTTTGCGTGACAAGCGCAAAGGCGAATTTGGGTTCTTTGCGGCGGCGGGGTGTTTTTTCATTTGACCGGCAGAACGGGCGCAGTAAGCATCACCCTTTTTTGTTCCGGGCTTTACCCTAGCGCCTCCGCCTTTTGCCTTACCAGATTGCCCGTAACTTACACGCTTTCCACCAGCGGTCACTTTGACTTTTGCTTTGCCCTTGGCAGGTTTAGCAGCCATCTTTAAGACTTTCTTTTTGCCGGTTTCTTTGTTGTCTTTACTGGTTTCTGCGTTTTAGGCGGACGCCCCACCTTGCTGCCGTAAGTTCCTTTGCCTTTAGGCATCACTTTTTCCCTTTCCTTGCAGTCTTTGCAGTTTTCGCAGACTGCTTAAACGCTTTTGCAGTTGGCGCACCCTTTGCGCCGGGTTTACGCATTTTTTCTTTGCTACCAGAGGCAATGCGTTTTCTTTTAGCTTGGATGTTTGCGTACAGGCCCTTTGGCATCGATATTTTCCTCTTTTTTAATAGGTCTTCCACGTTTGGGCTTGGAAACAACCCAATCAAAATATCTTTCTGCTGTTTTAATTGTCTGATCTGCGGAACCAGAAACAGCTAAATTCAAACATTCTAGTCTGATTTGTTCTCTGTCACAAGTCACGATCATTCACCGTAAGCCTGATTAAACAATGCCTGAACCTTCTTGACCATAGAATTATGCTCTGGGTGTCGCTTATCTGTATAAGCCGGGTGAGACATAATCGTTGCCGCTTCAGCCCTAGCTTCTTCTGGCGTCAACGCCATCTGCGTTCCGCTGGACGGTCCAGCCAAATCCTTATCAGCCATTGTTGTCTTAGCGATATTAGCAAATGCCCGGAGAACATCAGGGTCATTGCCCATGCCACTGGCTTCCATTTTCGCTGCCAGTTCGTCGCCGCCATATTCAGAAAATGCTTTGCGGGCAAAATCTAAATTCTGATCGTATGCACGACCCCACTCCTGACGCAAAGCAGTTTCGCCTTGCTCCATAGACTGATCAATCAGTCCTTTATAGGCTTCATGTTGATTGCCCATGTTACCAGCTTGCCATGCTACAAGGCTTTTAACTTGCTCTGCATTAAGGCCCAGCTTGTGCGCTTCCTGCTTAAACGACGAAAGCGTTTCATCGTTAAACTGACCAGCGATTTCTTCTGGCAAGTCTTCCGGCAGTTCAATTTCGTATTTTTCAGGGCTTTCAGGGCGACCAAGGAACTCGTAAACGTCATCCCAATCGCTATCCGTAACTGGCTTTGCAATCTTATCTCGCCCAAGGTGCGATTGAAGATTGACATAGGATGCCGCTAGGCTATCCACATCTTTGAATTTAGAAAAACTTGGATTTTCCCGAAGGTCTTCTGACAACGACGAACGCCAATCGTCGTTGCTTGTTTCTGTCTGAGGGGCCGTTTCGCTAACTGCTTCTGCATTATCCACCATATCGGCAGGTGCGGTATCGTTAGGCATTGGCTTCAATCTCCTGTGAAAGTTCTAAAAATCGTTCCGGTGTTTCGTCTAGCATCGTGAGAACCATTAACGCGACATTTCTCATGCCCTCGTTAAAGGCAGCATTTTCCAACGCTTCGCCCGGAACAAACGAAGGCCGCAAAACACCGCACTCACGGCAAATGTGGGAAAGAACTCGCTTGCCTTCCTCTGATCCGAAGACAAACCGAAAATCGTCTTTGCTAACCTTGGACAAGGTTTAACCCAGCCTCCCCTGCTGTTTTGGCAACATCAGCGCCCTTTTGCATCATGTCCATAACTTCAGCGCCCTGCATCATCTGCTGCTGCGCCGCTTGCGCTTGCTGTTGTGCTTGCATCTCTGCCATTAAATCATCGTCAGACTTCAGCAGCATTGGCGGAACGCCGTTAAGTTCCGCGATGTGGCGAACAGTATCCGCGCCCTTGATAATCTGGGCAGCTTGCGGGTCCATACCAGCAATCGGCCCAACAAACTCAAGCGTCCGCATAATGCCTTGCGTTTCAGTCTGGCGCTGCGCTCGCGCAAGAGGCGATACATATTCAATCTTTAGTTCTAATTCAGATATGGACTCAGGCGGTTCAGGTAAACGACCAGCGCGAACCAAAACACCATAGATGCGTTCTATCATAGGCCCAAGGAACTCCGACTGAAGGCGTCCCAGAGTTGGCCCTAGCAGCCGCAACGTGCGTTCTGTGCGCTCAACAACCTCCGTCGCCGTCATGCGGGGTGCGCCTTGAAACTGCAACTGGTCAAGGAAGAACGTTGTGCGGATGCGTTCACGCAAATCGTTCATCATTTCGTAACTGAGACCAATGTTGCCACCAGTAAGCAAAGGCTCAATCCGCGCACCAGAAGATGCACGATAATAATTCAAGCCACCGGGGATGGTGCGAACCGGACCCAGTACACCGTCATCCGGCACCAGCAGCGGCGGATCAACAACTTTTTGCGCCGCTTTAATAGTCGTCTTCATAATTTCTTGAAGCATCTTGATATCAGGCAGCGCCGTCATAGCCGGGGACCGGCCAAACACTTCACCGACAGTTTTCGACCAGCGGCCAACCATATAAGGCATTTCGTCAAAGCCGCCTTCAGCCAAAACGTGCTTTTCTTTCTCATCGATGTAAACTGACGCAACCGGCAGCATAGTCGCCGCTTTTTTGCCTTTATCAACATCGTCACGCGGGTAAACGCAATGAAACAATTCAACTTCTTTATCAAACTCTTTCTTTTCATACATTCTTTGGATGCGCGGAGACAAAGACTTTTCTCCCCACTTCTGCACGATCTGGCGCACAGTCATCTTAAAAATGCGGAAAACGGTATCAACAATTCCATCTGCGTTTTCAGCGATAAATATCTCATCGATATGGATTGACCTGAAGCTGATGCCCTCGCGGGTTGTCGGCTCACCAACAAACATACAAGCCGTGCCAATAGAACAAAGCGACAAATAATATTCATGGATGTGGGACGGGAAGGCTACGTCTGGCGCGGAAAGTTCTGCAAGAATTACATTTGTGGTTTCTTCAAGCCACTGCTTCGCTTCAGCATTATCTGCAAAATTGTCCATGCTGTCTTTGACGCGAAGGCTAAACCAGTTAGATGCCGGGTTGGTCAGCATTCCATGCAGACCAGCAGCAAGCATTTCGTTGGCGTGTATGCCGGTACTATCATAAACAAGCGTGGTTCGCTTATCGCCTTTAGAACGGTTCAGATTAAAATCAGATTCGTTAGGCAGAACAAAATTTGTCAAATCCTGCCAGTGTGATTCCCACGTTCCGCGTTGTGCTTTTAGCTTGTTCTTACGTTTAACAAGATGGATGACTTGTTCTTGGCTAATCATGCCTACCTCTTAAACGGTTGGAATTGCAACAGCTTGGAAATTGTAATCAGCAATTGTTAGGTTGGCTGTCGATGTTTCGTTTGTTCCGTGGATTTCAATATAATCATTTGTACTCATTAACGCACTGCCTTGTATCGAAACCGCGCCAAGCTCTCCCGACGCAGTAATTTTGCGAGTGACTAACGTTGGCGCAAGCAATGCCCCAGAAGAACCGCTGGTATCATACAGCCAAGCCTTGAAAGAAATAACCTGATTGTTGGAAGCCGCCGTGCAGCTAATAGACGCTGAAAACGTAACTATACGGTTTGGCGCACCAATGTAACGCAAGCGCCCGGTGTTTGTGCTGTTGTTGTCAAATAACAACTCGTTTCCCGAAAGAGCCGTCGTTCCAGCGATCTTCACATATGTACCAGCGCCCGCAATAACGGTTTCGGTTGAATTGCCCTGCATCGAACACTCGCCAAAGCTGGGGCGCAACGAAACAATCAAATCCCGCATATCGTTTGCGGTAATTTCGTTAGCCGCTTGCCCGTCTTGAAACAGAGACGAAAGCAGCGTTGCCGTCGTGCGGACGGTATCAACCATTATTCACCAAGCAGCATTTTCTTGCCGCCTGTCTCCGTATCACCGGCATCTGTACCAGTTAAAATTGTGGATGCACGTCCTTGTGCGCCAGCAGCACGACGACGAGCCGTCTGTTCAGCGGCACGGACTTCTTCGGCTGATTTCTCAGGCGGGGGAGGCGGGGGCGGAGGCGGAGCCGGGGCCGGAGAACTGCCAAAACCGGGAACCGTGAATAATTGTTTGAATTTCATTGGACGTTTCCTTTTGGTCATCGACCGATATAGCTGGTGCGGAGTCACCGCAAATGTGTGCAAGGCGCAAACAACCTTAACATGACCGACGCAATTATTCATAACCAACGGAAACAAACGCGGTTGTGTTCCCCGTTCAACTTCAACAACTGCAAAACCTTGCGCCCGATAATGCGTTGCTAGATCGTAATCATCCGCCGCTTCCGCTTGAATGACCGGCACACCTTGATGCCAATTGTAACTAATCCACGCTCCACGATCTACATCCTGCAACGCACACCAAACATGACGCCGCTTACGATTGAGCAACCACGCCAATGGATGTGCATTTTCCGCACCAAAGATCAACAGGCATTTCATAGCTTGACATTATAAATGATTATTGGGCTTTTTGTAAACGGTGTATTTTTCAGTATACCCCAACCGTTCATATAGCTGCCCGGTCCTGTCTGGTGTGATCCCCGCCGACACGCCTAGCAACGGTTCGGACACGCCTTTCTCGCTGCACCATGCGTCGTAAGCCTTGACCAGCCTTGCCCCCATCATGCCGCCCCGGTGTTCAGGCACCACATAAATCGCAAGGTCGCCGCTTGTCAGGTCATTGCCGAAGAAATGCGGCGCAACGTAGCCGATACAAAATCCAATAATTTCGCTATCGCGTTCAGCAACCAAGCACAGCCATCCATCAGGTTGATCCAGCATATTTGTGCCAAGGTGGCGCAGCTTCTCAGGATCAAAGTCAAGTTTTTCATATCTGCTTTCCTTGTGCATTGCCGCGCCCATGTCAATCAAGACGGGTATGTCCTGCGCGGTCATGGGTCGGATCATTTTATAACTGGTGTCTTGCCGGGAACTACAGGTTCAGCCGCGACAGCTTTTTGACGCCTAGTTGTTTGCGTTGCTTTGCTTACGTTTTTAGATTTACCTCCGCCAAGCAAAGCAGCTTTTTCAGATGCAGACGGCGCTTGTTTTGCAATCACACTGCCAAAACCCCTCCCCACTTGCCTAGCTTCTTCACCTGTTACAACTTTACCGTCAGAGGTTCTTGTGTATGTTATGCCGGGCAAGGAAAAAACACGCCTTGCAACTTCTGGATCACCACACATATCAATATCCTTTCTTTGTACCTTTGGGCTTCTTAGGCTTGGCCTTGCCCATCTTGCGGTAGCCTTCGGTGAGTAGCGTTTTGATGCTGTCGCTCATATCATTCCCCTATTGCCACAGCCTGACGGCCCCGGTAGTCGTTAGTTTCATAGTTCATCACGCTATATTCCATATCAGCCACCGCTTGCTGGCGGTATACCTCGTTGCTTTTATTGACCAGCTTCGGAAACAATTCAGTAAACCCCCAGACCATAGCATCAACCCGGTCGGGTGATCCATCGCCTTCGTAACCGGACGCCGTGATCTGGCACATCTGGCTTTCAAGCTGCGGAAACGTGCCGACGTGGTGGATGCGACCGAGAGCGTACAGGGCGCTGATAGGTTCTGCTCTGACGTGCTTGCCGCGTGTCGCGTGTACCTCAATGATGTTGATGCCGGGGCGAACGCTGTTTAGAACGTGGCGGCACATATCGCCGCCTTGGTTCTTCTCAATCACGATGCCGTCAGCATCATATCGGTCGTACATAGCGATGGCCCGCCGCGCCCAGCGTTCAGGTGCGCCCTTGGTCGTGCCATCCTCAAGCATATAACCGTGGCCTGATTGGCTAGATGCCACTGCCACAATACCGTGTTCATCGCTATGCGCCTCGCTAGACACCGCCGGGTCAACCGCGATCAGGATACGAGACAGATCGTTAGGCAACTCAGCTTCACGCCCTTCGTTGATGTCGCGCATATTCCAGATCGCGCCAACCGCTTGCGGTTCGTAATCGCCAAGCCAGATGTGGCTGTAACGGTCGGGACGCAGACGCCTATCAAGCGCCCGCTCTGCTTCTAATTCTTTTGGGAACCACGGGTTGCTATCGTAATTGACCTGCACAACCGCCGCGCCTTCTGGAACGTCATCGCCGCGCAGGAAATTATCAACCGCATCCATGCGGTTGCGCGGGTTCCAGCTAAAATACATCTGCGAACCGGGTGCGCGGATTGTCGGACGCAGAAGTTCCAATGATTTCTCAGACAGCGTTTGCGCTTCCTCAACCCAAGCAATGCGGAAGCCTTCCAACGATTTTATAGTTTCCGCCGTGTGATCCTGCATACCCATAAATATAACCAAACCGCCTTGCGGCGTTTCAATGCGGTCGTGCAGCACCCGAAAACGATCAGCAACGCCTAGTGCGTTGACCTTGTCAGCAATCAACCTGTAAGCCGATTCACGCAGGGATTTCTGCACCTCACGAATGCAAACGGCGCGGATAGTCGGGTCTTCAATCATCCTGTCCACGATGCGTTCAGCAAAATGGTGTGACTTGCCAGACCCACGGCCACCATGTGCGCCGAGATATCGCAAATCCGGCTGAAACAGGGGCCGGAATGCTTTAGGCGTCGGGATCGTTAATTTTGCCATCAACAAAAACCCGTTCGATTGTTTCGATCTTGCCGGTATGTTCTATCTCTTGCTTTTCCTTCCAGCCCATCTGCGTCTTGGCCCAGAAGATAGCCGCCGAAGTGTCGCCGTTCATCACCTTGTTGAACAGCGTCCCGCCAACCTTGGCGTTCGCCAGTATCTTGCTCTCGCGGATTTCCTTCTTGAAATGCTTGGCAAGCGTGTCCGCATCGATGCCGTCGCGGATCACCATAGCAATCTGCTCCTGCGGTATGCCGACAGCCACCATCTGCCCGACCTGCTTGCGCTCGTCATCCGTTGGCTTGAACGGCGGACGGCCCGTTGGTTTACCCGTTGGTTTACGCGGCATCTGCTTCCAATCCCTTTTCTAATACCGAAAAAGACTTACCATTTGCCTCCAGCGTAGCATCTTTCCCAGTAAATTCACACCACCGCTTTACGATCACGTCGCAGTATTTGGGGTCGAGTTCCATAAGCCGTGAGTGGCGACCATTCTTCTCTGCGGCGATCATTGTGGTGCCGGAGCCGCCGAAGCTGTCTAAAATTAAATCGCCGCCCTTAGTGTTGTTTAGCATTTGGTATTCAAACAATTCGACCGGCTTCATCGTCGGATGCTCTTTGCTTTGAGAAGGTCGGTCAAATTCTAATATTGTGGTCTGCTTTCTGTCGGTCGCCCAAAGATGCCCCGCGCCATCCTTCCATCCATACAAGCAAGGTTCATGCTTCCAATGGTAATCCTGCCGCCCCATGACCATCGTTTGTTTCTTCCAAATCAAACACTGGCGTATCTGCCAGCCCATATCGTGCGCCGCACCCCGGAAGTTGTAGCCTTCTAAATCAGCATGCCAAATATAGAAAACCGCTCCAGATTTCATAACAGCGTCTGCGGCAGAGTATGAATCGCGCAGAAACTGCCTGAATTGGTCATCACCCATTTCGTCGTTTTGTATTTTTAAGGCGTCTTTTGTCTTCCCCTCATACGCCACGTTATATGGTGGGTCCGTTAGCCACATATCGGCACGGTGTTCGCCACACAACGCTTCTAAAGCATCAATGCTGGTGCTATCCCCGCACATCAGCCGGTGATCGCCCAGTAGCCAAACGTCGCCCAGCACCGTCACCGGGTTCTCCGGCACGTCCGGCACTGCGTCTTCGTCAGTCAGCCCCTCGGTTGGATCAACCAGCATATTTGCCAGCATGTCGTCGCCAAACCCGATCAGGCTCAGATCAAAGCCATCCGCGTCCAAGTCTTTCATTTCCACCGACAGCAAATCCATATCCCACCCGGCGTTCTGCGGCAGCTGATTATCCGCCAGCACATAGGCTTGCTTCTGGGCCTTTGTCCATCCGGTCGCCGTCATAGTTGGCACTTCCTCAATACCCAGCTTCCGCGCTGCCATGACTCGGCCATGCCCGGCTATGATCTCACCGTCTTCGTCAATCAGCACCGGGGTCGTCCATCCCCATTCTTTTATCGACGCTGCAAGCTGCGCCACCTGCTCGTCGGAGTGCGTCCGTGCGTTTCGCGCATACGGGATCAGATCATCCACTTTGCGCCGTTCAATTTTATCCGCTGCCCAATCTTTCATTTTGCTTTCCATGTTTGTGTAAATAACCCCTAGCCCGCAGTGGTACCCCTTTTACCCCCACCCTAAAGGGTGGGGGGGTAGTTGGGGTACCTGTTTCTGCGGTTTTTTGCCCCCACTACCCCAATTACCTTTTTTGCACCCTTGGGGTTTTTGGGGTAGCACGCAAAAGTTGTTCAAGCATTGCGTGAAACAACCATTGCGGATGCCCAAACCTTATCAATTATGACCCAGCCGTCATGTTGCTTTTCGATCATATTTGCTAAAAGCAACGCCCCGATGAGTTTATTATCGTATGACGGATTGAGCATATTTTGCACTGTCCTGTCAGCCATGCCATCGCTTTCAAGTTTGCGAGTCAATGCCGCACGGGTCAGATATGGCTGACCGTCAATATCCTCTGCACCGGATGTCCACCAAGCATTCTCAAACAGCTTTTGATGTTTGACGATTGGGCTGTCTTTTTTGGCTTTGACAGGCTCCTGCCCGGCCACTAATACCGCGCTAGTCACTTGGTCGCCATCCTCATCCATCCAGCCAGTAATAGGCACCGACTGCAACTCAGCAAA